AAAAATTGACCTCGTGTATAAGGACGTGAAAAAAAATGAAATTGCACCCGCCACAAATTACCTCTTCAATGGTGTCACCAAAAGCAGTATCGATAAGACAATCGAACGCCTCGAAAAGATGAATGCGATTGGAAATGGCAAATGATGAAAACAAATGGACAAACACCGAACATTAAAAGATAACAGATAAAAGATAAACATAAGAGAGATAAACAAAGTAGTAGGGTATTGATATATGGAAGATCACTGGTGGTTATTCAACGAACAAACAAGTCATAGATTTCTCGAATGTATACCCTATAAACTGAAAGATTGGATCAAGAAGGAGCACATCACAAGAATTCCGGGTGCGCGCATGATTCTCTCTAGACACCCCAGAGCTATGCGTTTCCTCACTGAAAATCCAGCCTTCATTAATTGGGATATTTTATCGCTGAATTACAACGCGATTCCTCTTCTCGAAAAGAACCAGGATAAGGTTGATTGGAAATTGCTTTCTCTCAATCCTAACGCAATTCATATGTTGTCTCGAAACAAAGATAAAATCGACTGGAACGCATTGTGTTTGAACCGCAACGCCGTGCCTCTCCTGGAAGAGAATATGGAAAAAATCAACTGGGAGCTGTTATCGAAAAATTCAAAAGCAATTCACTTATTGGAGAAACATCAAGACAAAATCGACTGGCAGGTTCTTTCACTGAATCCAAGTGCCATACACGTATTAAAGCAAAACATTGATAAAATCGATTGGGAAATGTTATCGTGTAATCCCAGCGGTGATGAAATTTGGAACGACCCAGCTCATCTTGACAAAATAGACTGGTTCTTTCTCTCCGACAACCCGAGTGCGATTCCACTTCTCGAAAAGCACAAAGATAAAATAGATTGGAATATGTTGTCGGGTAACGTAAATGCGATCCGAATGCTTCAAAATCATCCGGAACACATATGTTGGAGCGAACTGTCGAGAAATCCAAACGCCATCCAAATACTCGAAGACAATCTGGACAAAATAGACTGGAATATGCTTAGTTATAATCCGAACGCATCCTCGCTTATCGACCTTTATTGTGGTCATATTCAACTGAGCGCGCTCTTAGATAATCCATGCATTTTTGAACTCGATTATGTAGCGCTGAAAAGACGCATCGAGCCGTTTGTGGAAGAACTCATGATGAAATGTTTCCATCCTAACCGCCTATTTTACTATCTTGATACATACGGGTATGATATCGGGGACGATGATTATATAGACGTAAGCGAATTATAATATGAATCTGAAACTGAATCTGCACAAAATTGAAACAAAAAATGTATTGCTTGTATCAGCATTACAAGAGACAATGAACGAAACAACATTTGCAGAAAACTATTTGCTATCGAAATATGAAGAAATAGCGAACGAGGATAATGGCGCGGTTGATTTCTATATTCAAAAGACAAAATTCACAATTACCAAAACGAACACAGATATAGAATTAATCTACACATCGTCTCATAATATTGAATTTACATATTCTTGTTCAAACCGCAGCGATCTAGAAAACTACGCAAAACAACTGTTTTGCTAGTCGAACGTTTATCTAATACGCCTCCGTTTATTTCGTAACTCTTTTTCGCATTGAACTAAACGAAGAATATCGCGCAAAATGTCGCGCGACTCTTCCTCGAAAAGTTCACCCGTTTGCTTGCCAAGTAATTTTGCTTGCTCCCTTCGATAGTGTGCATTTTTCAGTGCCTGTGCGTGTGTACACATACGGCATTGAGGACAATTTTGATACAGCAGATGGCGAATTATCACCATCTTCATACCGGAAAGTAGCGGAGAAAACACTTTGTGATGGTATGGTTTTCGATACACCGGTTGTGCATATTCTTTCACCAAGCATTCCAGTTCAACCGGAAGGTGTCCGTTAAGACGCTGATATTCGCTTTTTTCGCGTGCCATTGACATTGTCATTGTGAATGTCATTATTTCGCTATATGATGATATACAAAACCTGTTTATTTTCATTTTAATTCTATTTCAATTCTATTTTCAAAAAAATTGAATTCGTAGACTGGTATTGGATGCGGACCAAGTGATACAAGATGGTGAACACACGTTCAACCAAGGTGGATAGAGAGAAACGCGTCTATGGAAATAATACGTTGTGGGATATATTCAAAAAACTCAAGGAGATTCCGAATCTCGGTGACGAGGAACTTCGCGAGGATGCGAATGGAAACCGGATTCGCTTCAATCACTATGGTGACAAGACACAAATTACTGGATGGCAAGTTGACCATATCAAACCGAAAATAAAATTCCCCGAACTTGAACACACCCTCAGTAACTTGCGCGCATTGAGTTGTCTTGCGAATGTTCAAAAAGGGGACAAGTTCGACCATCTTGATAAAAATAATCATGATTACATGCTAAAACGTAATGAAACAACATTCGAATGTCGCTATAGAAAGACTAAGATTGAAGAAGGTAATTTATATCATGTCTATCTCACCCCTAGAGTAAAGGAACAGCATCTATGTAAAGTCATTCGAATTGACAAGCGAAAAATTTTGGTCGAAAGTAACGGTGTTGAACACTGGGTTTATCATGATCGCATATTGTTTGAATACACAAAATAAAGTGATAGGAATGTTTTTTATTCATATTGCGATTTTATGCGATAAATTCCACATATTAATTTGATTCGTTTGTCCATATGGAAAAGACGAGCCTCAGCGAAATAAAGAGCGATATCAAATACAAACGCGATTCACTCCACTTGGCACACGAAGAACTTAAACGACAGGGAGATTTTTGGAACAAAATTATCATTTTCGTAAGTTTAGGATCTTCCCTATTCGAGAGCACCAAGATGAAAATGGGTTGGGATGCCCCTTCTTTAGAACTATTCCCGATCATTCTCTCTTCTATCGTAGCAGCAATTTCCTCCCTCATCAAATTTAAGCGTTACAATGAACAACAGGAGGTGCTGATTCAGTCTTGCACTGTACTCACAAGCACGCTTGCCAAAGCACGCAATAGCACCGAAGTGGACGATGCGCTTCTTCGCGAATATCACGATGCTCTCGAGCTCTTAGAGACCAGTCTATACCCGGATGTCCGTAAGCGTTTCTTGAAGGCATCGCAGAAGAATCTTGTAAGCATCATCAGTAACGAAGACGACTATTTCGATCTCATTGAGAAAGCCAAAAGCGGACAAGACATCTCGGCCTATCGTAGCGATACATCAAGCACCAATTCGGAAGAAAACATCAAGCGGTTCCAGCGTGATGTCGAACGCGGAGGACCGCAACTGAGCGACATCAGCGAAGATGAAACAGATAAGAATATGGAATCTGGCAACGCAGAAGAAACGAAGGAAACCGCGCCTCAAAACGAGACAAACAATCAAAGTAACAACGCTACACCCGTTACAGAAGAGCAGTTAGAGAGAGAACACGACGCAGAGCAAGACGAAGAGACCAATGCGAACGAGCAGGTTAGTTCCGAAGAAAAGAAGGAGGCTACAAACGCGTAATCAACAATAAATAATATACATTTATAAACAACTCGCACGTGCTGTTATTTATAAAATCATTGATGGTAATTAGGCCATTTTGCTTTTGGATAAAAACATATTTGAATTCACGGGAACACTGTTATGGGGAACGCCGTGCTTTTGGCACCACACTACACATTTTTGTAAATTATTTTTCTTCATGCTTTCCAATCGTTCTTGTTTGCTAGTGTCAATGAGGTTCAAAGTGAGCGAGATGGTCTCGATTTGCTGTTGTCCGAATATGGCATTATACTCTTGAACTTTACACGAATACATATAGGGAATATCGATTTTCAAAACCGATAACAACAACTCCCCCCGTTTAAATTCGTCGGTCTCAAACGCATTGACGAAACATTGAACAAGCAAAGCACGCTCCGAATCGCTCATTCGAAAGTTCTTACACACCACATATTTTTCAGAGTTGGCATAGCGACTCGTGTTCGGCTTGACAACATTTACTTCCTCATAGAGGAGAGAAAGAAGAAACAACATATCAAGAGATACTTGCGTAAATGTATCGAAAAACTTTATAAGAAAATGCCCCGCCTTTTTTTGCACCGCCACTGCAAATGCGATTTGACAAAAGATTAGCTTAGAACTCACGGATTCTTGATGATTGAAATCGACCGAGAAATCGAACCCACCATCTGCCGTGACAATATCCATTGTTCCGCCATATTTTCCATAACAATACTCCAGATTAGACGAACACATAATATCACCGTTTCCTGTTGCGCCGGTTTCTATTTCCACTATTGGGTGTTTGTCTAAAAAATGCTTGCTTTTTTTCCATCCAGGTATGCTGTAGTTATTCTCGTCAATCAGCGTGATTCCAACATACTTGTCCGTAGGAAATCCGCGAAGATCGCACATTGCCTCCATGAATCCTCCGGGTCCTTCCGCAATATGAAACGTATTACAAGATTCGGATAAGCCGCTCCCTAATTCGAATAAATGATACATCTCTATCATCTTGTAATAAGAACGAGACAGTGGTTTCAGTTTGGATATGGAGATATTTGAGTTTGGGATTGCAGTATGAATATATTCATACGGATTTGTGTATTTTTTGAAACGATCCCACATATTTTGGCGATTATCTATTTCTGTTTTGACGCGAGATAGATAAAGCATTAGTGTCTTGTTTATCACGGCATCGTCGGGACATACTGCGTTTGCTTCCATATCATTATACAAGATACGTATTGTTTCGTGTATCTTCTCTCTATGTGGTATTGTTGGCATTTGAAAAAAACTCATTTTATGAATAACCTTAGCTATATCTTATGCCTAACTAACATTTATATTGTTTCGAACAAACATGTATCATGGAAAAAAACATGTTTGTTATTGTTATTGTTATTTTTATTGTAATTTTTATTGTAATTTTTATTGTTATTGATACTTTCAATACGACGTTCGTATCCTCACTGCATCGAATACGTCGTTAGTTTTTCCGAGTTGTGTTCGCTGATTCAGACGTTCTATTTTTACGTGTCATTTGAGTGCTTTTAGTGGTTTTCTCTCCACCTTCCTCCTCCATCTCACCTTCCTCGGCTTCTTCCTCTTCCGAATCAGATATCATAATCTCCGTTATCTTTTCAATGTCAATGATGTTTCGCACCTTTCTGAAAACGAATAGTCTGTTCAAGAATGAAATCTTCTTCTCACCAACATTCATTTCGGACTTTCTATTATCTTCTTTGTAGTCATTATAAAGGTCTTTAAAACTCGATTTTTTAATTGCGTTTTGGTCGGGTTCAAAGCCATAGTCTCTAAGCACGTTTGTCAAATAATCATAATTTACAAGATACTCGGTAAACACATTATTAATTGTTTCTTGATACACGTCAATCGCATATCCCAAGGAACTTCTATCCGCAAGGAACTTGTCGCTGTTGTAGCGTTTCGTCACATGCCAGATTCGTTCTCCTGTAACTTCGTCAACAATCGTTTCGCTCATACCTTCCTCCTTGTCCTTCAACATTTTGAATATCTTGCTTCCATCATAACTGGTGCCAATAAAGTAGCCGCCTTGCCTTGTATTCTCGGACACATTACGGAGGAAATTATGCAGTTTGGATGGATTCTCGAACATATAGTGAATCGCAAACTGAATCGAACAAATGTCAAAGCCTTCACTACCGATTTCATAAGCATCATTTAGCGCTGCTCCACTGACTTCGTTCTTCATTGCCGTTCCAAACACCGCTCGCGCGACGCTTTTCCCCTTTTCCTCGGGAATCCCATCCGTGTTTCGAATATTGACCGAGGAATCACCTTGAATGAAGAGCGACTTGGGAACACGTTTCCCTCGCTTGAGAGCGTTCAAATAGCGGGCACACGCACCATCCACGCGATTTTCTATATTATCCTTCGAATAGTCGATTCCAAAGACAAATCCGAGTTTTGCGGCTTCCCATTTGTTCATGTCGCCTCCTTTACCAACCGCCAAATCAATGAGAGTATTGTTCGGTTTGGCTGTCTTCGTGATCAACATGCTTTTCAACCAGTTATGGTAGTCGCGCAACCCACTAGTATGCGATTTCTTTCCCGATTCGCGATTGTAATAAACGTCCCCATCGATCTCCACGTCTTTGGGGATTCCACTGCCCGAGGATATCATGCTTCGTGTGACAGGATTATGAATGCTATGCCAGTTATTATTTGCGACATGGTAGGCGTTGCCATAACGCGCACCACCCGTGTCCGCAG